ATATGAAATTAGTATTTCCTACGTTAAAAGACGATTGGGGAATCTATGTACCTGAGGTAAAATACCTAGCTCCTGAACCATTAGTTAATTATTCAGATCTATCCTTAACTAAATTCCCTGATGTGCACTTTGTTGGTGATGCGTTGTCAGCAAGAGGGATTTCGGTATCAGGGGCCCACGGTACATTTGTTGCCGAAAATATTTTAAAAAATAATAATCAATAATAAACAATTACATTATGAGTGAAAAATGGGAACAAAGTAAAACATTAAAAAAAGCAGATGGTACTGTAGCTGTTATTTGGGAAGGTAGATTACATAATTGGGATGGTCCTGCATATATACCTCAAGGTAATAATAGAAAAGCGGAATATCATATCTATGGTATAAAATACAGTAAAGAAGAATGGAATGAAAGAAGAAAACAAAGAACAGGTGTACCGTACTATAAAAACCAATCTATGAAAAGTAAATTAACAGATTATAGAAATTAATGAAGAAACAAGCAGTTATAGTTAGTGGTTATTTTAACCCAATTCATAAAGGTCATATTGAATATTTTCATAATGCTAAATCATTAGGTGGAGAACTTTGGGTTATTGTTAATAATGATAAACAAAGAGAATTAAAAGGTTCAAAAGAATTTCAAAAAGAAGATGAAAGATGTTTAATAGTTACTGAGTTAACAGTAGTAGATAGATGTATATTATCTTTAGATAAAGATAGAACTGTTGTAGAATCACTAAAAACAATACATAAACAGTTTAGTCATGAATATGATTTATTTTTTGCAAATGGAGGAGACCAAAGTAATGAAAGCATACCAGAAAGCTTGGCTTGTAACGAATTAGGCATTACATTGGTAGATGGATTAGGTGATAAAATACAATCAAGTAGTTGGTTATTAAATAAATAATATGAAAATAGGTTTATGTGGCACAATGAGTGTAGGTAAAACTACATTAGTTAATGCTTTAAAAGAAACAAAACAATTTAAAAAGTATAATTTTGCTACAGAACGTAGTAAATATTTAAGTAATTTAGGTATACCATTAAATACAGATTCAACATTAAAAGGACAAACTGTATTTTTAGCTGAAAGATGTGCTGAGTTAATGAATAATGATATTATTACAGATAGAACTGTAATTGATGTTATGGCATTTACTATGAATGCTAAATCAATTGGACATTATGATAAAGAAATATTTGAAAGTTATGCTAAGGAATTTATTAGAGAATATGATTATATTTTTTATATTTCTCCTCATGGTATTCCTATGGAAGATAATGGTGTAAGGGAAACTGATGAACATTATAGGGATATAATTGATTTTACAATTACTACTCTTATTAAAAAATATGGGCATATGGCTAATAAGATTGAAAAAATATCTGGATCTACTGATGAGCGTGTAGAGCAAATATTAAAGTTTACAAATCTTTAACATATTTATAATAAAACCCTTATTATAATGAAAAAATCTGAGTTAAATAAATTTATTAGAGAACAAATTATTTCTGTTTTATCTGAAGCTACTGATGAAGAATTAAAAAATCAGGAAGAATATAATAAAGAATTAGAAAAAACTATTCAATTAAAAAAAGAAGCTGGTATAGAAGAGGATGAGGAAAAAGAACCGACTAAACAACAACTTAAAAGAGGTGCTGGTAGTTTAACTCGATTAGGTTATCAACTCGCTGATATCCAGTCGCAAATGAGAACTTTAGCTAGAGAATATTCTAAAGCTGAAGGTGAGGAAAAAGAAGAACTATTAAAAAAGTTAAAAGAAAAAACTAAAAGAAAAAAAGAGCTTGAAAAAGCAATAAATAAATAATGGGATCAAGGGAAAGGGTTATATATGTTTTAAAAATTTTAGTTTTGATATGTATTGTTATTTGGCTCTTATTTAATAATAAAGAGAATTACGTAGACGATTATAATAACAAAATTAAAGCTTTAGAAGCTAAAGTAGATTCACTACACTCTATTAATGATAATTTAACATACAAAATAGATACTTTAAATGTTCAAATTAATTCTTTAGATAAAGAAATAGTTAATCAAGATAATTTAATTAAAAATTTAAGAATAAAAACTAATGAAAAAGTTAAAGCTGTTGATAATTTTAATGATGATGAGCTTTATCAGTTTTTCACAGAACGATACAGACAGTACCTCGATTCGATTGGAAAAACCGATAGTGAAACTAGTAATTAAAGATTTAATTACAGGAGACGAAGCTAAAGAGGAATTAATATTATCATTTAAAAAATTTGATTTATTAGAACAAAAAATAGTATTAAAAGATAGTATTATTTTTAACTTAAATACTCAGATAGATAATATTAGAAGTATTGTAATGACTAAAGATGACCAACTAGTTTTATCTCAAGAGCTAACAGCTAGATTAGAAAAGGATTTAAAAAAACAGAAACTAAAAACTAAACTAATGGGTGGGGCTGGAATAGCGGCTGTTGTTATTGTTGTATCACTCTTGAATTAGTATGGCTGAGGATTTAAAAAAAGTAATAAGGACAGAATACTTAAAATGTGCTAAGGACCCAGTACATTTTATGAAAAAGTATTGTTATATTCAACATCCACAAAGAGGTAGGATACAGTTTAATCTATATCCATTCCAAGAAAAAGTACTAAAATTAATGAGGGATAATCCTTATAGTATTATTCTTAAATCCAGACAATTAGGTATTTCTACATTAACAGCTGGTTATTCTTTATGGATGATGTTATTTGCAAAAGATAAAAATATTCTTTGTATTGCAACTAAACAAGAAACGGCTAAAAATATGGTTACTAAGGTAAAATTTATGTATGAAAATTTACCTTCTTGGCTTAAAGTAGACGCAGCAGAAAATAATAAATTAAATTTACGGCTTATAAATGGTTCACAAATTAAAGCAACATCCGCAAGTAGTGATGCTGGTAGATCAGAAGCAGTATCTTTATTATTAATTGATGAGGCGGCATTTATTGATAATATTGGAGAAATTTGGGCATCAGCTCAACAAACATTAGCAACTGGAGGTGGTTGTATTGCTTTAAGTACTCCTTATGGTACTGGAAATTGGTTCCATCAAACATGGACAAGAGCGGAAGCGGCAGAAAATGAATTTTTACCTATTAAATTACCTTGGTTTGTACACCCAGAAAGAGATGAAGCATGGAGAAAAAGACAGGATGAGTTACTAGGTGATCCTAGAATGGCAGCCCAAGAATGTGATTGTGACTTTAGCACTTCGGGTGATATTGTATTTTATCCTGAATATATAGAATATTATGATAAAACTTTTATTAAGGATCCATTAGAAAGAAGGGGAGCTGATCAAAATTTATGGGTTTGGGAATCTCCAGATTATAGTAGATCTTATATGGTAGTAGCTGATGTAGCTAGAGGTGATGGTAAAGATTATTCTGCATGTCATGTAATTGATATAGAAAATAATGTACAGGTAGCAGAATATAAGGGTCAAATTGGAACTAAAGAATATGGGCATTTATTAGTTGGTTTAGCTACAGAATATAATGAAGCATTACTAGTAGTTGAAAATGCTAATATTGGATGGGCAACTATTCAAGTTTGTATAGATAGAGCTTATCCTAATTTATATTATTCCCCTAAAACAGAAGGTAATGCTAATACTTATTTTGATAAGTATATGGATACATCTAGAATGACAGCTGGATTTACTATGTCGTCTAGAACAAGACCTATGGTAGTAGGTAAATTTCAAGAATATTTAAGTGATAAAGGTGTTACATTTCAATCTAAACGTTTATTAGAAGAAATGAGAACTTTTATTTGGAAAAATGGCAGACCAGAAGCTCAAGGTGGTTATAATGATGATTTAGTAATGGCTTTTGGAATTGCAATGTATATTAGAGATACAGCTTTAAAGTATAGACAAAGAGGTATTGATATAACAAAAAATGCTTTAAATAATATTAAAGTTAATAGATCTTCCTATCAGGGTGGATATTTTTCAACGGGGGCTGATAATCCTTACCATATAAAAACTAAAGATGGTAAAGAGAACATTGATTGGCTCTTTAAATAATATTTATAACAATAAAATAAATTATGGCTGATAAAAGCGTATTTAGTAGATTAAGAAGATTATTTTCAACAGACGTAGTTATTCGTAATGTTGGTGGAAACCAATTGAAAATAATTGATAGTGGTAAAATTCAATCAATGGGAGAAATTGAAACTAATTCTCTAATTGATAGATATAATAGAATTTATTCCTCAACTAGCCCTTCTTCACTTTATGGGGCTCAATTTAATGTAAATTATCAATATTTAAGACCAATATTATATTCTGAATATGATGTAATGGACCAAGATGCTATTATAGCATCTGCATTAGATGTCTTATCTGATGAATCTACATTAAAAAATGATATGGGAGAAGTACTTCAAATTAGAAGTTCAAATGAAGACATACAAAAAATATTATATAATTTATTTTATGATGTTTTAAATATTGAGTTTAATCTTTGGATGTGGATTAGACAAATGTGTAAATATGGTGATTTTTTCTTAAAATTAGAAATTGCTGAAAAATTTGGTGTTTATAATGTAATACCTTATACTGCATTCCATATTGAAAGACAAGAAGCTTTTGATGATAAAAACCCTAATGCAATAAGATATAAATATGCACCTGATGGCTTAATTAGTTTAAGTTCTGGTTACTACCCAGTACCTGGACAAGCTGCTGGATCAATGGAAGATAGTAGTGGTATTTATTTTGACAATTATGAAATGGCTCATTTTAGATTAGTTTCTGATGTTAATTTTTTACCTTATGGTAGATCATATATTGAGCCAGCTCGTAAATTATATAAACAATATGCTTTAATGGAAGATGCTATGTTAATTCATAGAATTGCACGTGCACCAGAGAAAAGAATATTTTATATGAATGTTGGTTCTATTCCACCTAATGAGATAGAAACATTTATGCAAAAAACTATTTCACAGCTAAAAAGAACTCCATTTTTAGATGATAAAACAGGTGAATATAATTTAAAGTACAACATGCAAAACATGATGGAAGATTTTTACATTCCTATTCGTGGTAATGATACAAGTACCAAAATAGAAACAACACCAGGATTAGCATATGATGGTATTCAAGATGTGGAATATTTAAGAGGTAAATTATTTGCTGCACTTAAAATACCAAAAGCATTTATGGGTTACGAAGAAGGTGTAGAAGGTAAAGCTACATTAGCTGCTCAAGATATTAGATTTGCTCGTACAATTGAAAGATTACAAAGAATTGTACTATCAGAACTTAATAAAATCGCATTAGTACATTTATATACCCAAGGTTATACAGATGAAACGTTAACTAATTTTACTTTAGAATTAACTAGCCCATCAGTTGTACTAGAACAAGAAAAAATAGAATTACTTAAAGCTAAAACTGAATTAGCGGGTGAATTATTAGGACAAGGTTTAGTTCCATCTGATTGGATTTATGATAATGTTTATCAATTTAGTGAAGATCAATATGAAGAATATAGAGATCTAAGTAGAGAGGATGCTAAACGTAAGTTTAGATTAGCACAAATTGAGGCGGAAGGTAATGACCCAGTACAAACGGGTAAATCTTATGGTACACCTCATGATTTAGCTTCTTTATATGGTAAGGGCAGAATGTATACAGATCCTGGTAATGTACCAGAAAAAGATAAATATGCCGCTGATGATCCTAAATTAGGAAGACCTAAAGTTACTAATGTAAAACGTAATACTCAAGACGATAATTTTGGTAAAGATAGATTAGGTGTCAAACGTATGAAGGATATTGATAAAAATGATTCAGATGATTTAAGACCTAAATTTAAAGGTGGTAGTGCTTTAGCATTAGAAACGGCTAAAACAACTTATCTAAAAAATAAAGATCTATTCAAACAATTAGATAGTAAAAAATTAATTTTTGAACAAGATAAACAAGATAAGGAAGATATATCGCTATTAGATGAAAAACAATTAAAGAAGTAAGTCTTTACTAATATTTATAAATAAATATATTTTTTGATGAAAATAAAACATTCAAAGTATAAAAATACAGGTGTTCTTTTTGAGTTACTTGTTAGACAAATAACCGCAGATACCTTAAAAGGCTCTAATTCCCCAGCAATTGATATTTTAAAAAAATATTTTGTAAAAACTTCATTAGGCCGCGAATATAAATTATATGAATCGGTTCTAAAATCCAATGTTATAAGTGAAAGCAGAGCTAATACTATAATAAGTACTATTTTAGAAAATTCTAAAAGATTTAGTAGATCTTCTTTAAAAAAACAAAAATATAATCTTATAAATGAAATTAAAGAACACTATGATTTAGATGTGTTTTTTGGTTCTAAAATAAAAAATTATAAAGAACTAGCAGCTTTATATACTTTAATTGAAGGTTATAATTATAAGGAAGATGTTGATTCTAACCAATTAATTAATAATAAAATTACTTTATTAGAGCATTTAACAAAAAAACAAGTAAATGCCGAAAATGTTAAAAAAGATATTATCCAAGAATTTAACGACTATGATAAAGATACTAGAATATTAACTTATAAAGTATTACTAGAAAAATTTAATAGTAAATATGATAATTTATCTGAAGATCAAAAAATAGTCTTAAAGGAATTTATCAATTCTGTAGATTCCACTCCGGGTTTAAGAAACTTTTATAATACTAAAATTAATGAATTAAAGAAAAGTTTAAATTCAGTAATTAAAAATATTAAAGATAAAACTACTCAAATTAAATTAACTGAAGTTAATAAATTTTTAGTTAAATTAGAAAAAACTGATAAAGTTGGGGATGATAATTTAGTTGATTTGTTACGTTATTATGAATTAGTAAAGGAAATAAAAGTAGCAAATGGCGTACAAGTATAAACTTAATGAAATGTCCAAAACTGCATCACCTGAAGATGCAGCTAAGGAATTAAAACGCAAACCAGGAGAACCATTTAAGGTTGGCCAGGTTTCTTATAGTGATGATGGGACTACTAAATCCACTATTACTAATATTAATAAGGAAACTGGAGCGATTAGATGGGAAATAACTCAATTACCCGGATTTGATAAATTAATGGAAGAATTAGATGATGCTTTAGATACATCTAAAAGAGTATTCCAAAAAACAAAAGCAGACAATAAATGGAGAGAAATATACGAAGATATTCGTAGTGTAAGAAATAAAGCAAGAACACATTTAAGAAACGAATACCCAGAAGAATTTAAAAGAATGCGAAGAAGAAATATTTTAGAAGATGAAGTAGAAGAAATATCAACTTCTGGTGCTGCTGGTGCTTATAATACTCCTTATGCATTTGTTAGAAAACCCCTAAGACCTAAAGGTAAAAAGAAAAAAAATAAATCTAAGTACAGAATGAAATTACCATCAGGTATGGTAAGTTCTTTAGGTTATACAATGAATGAAAGAATTGATTATGATGAAGCTTTAACATTAAGAGGAATGTTAGCTGATTATGAAAAGGAAAGAGAACAAATATT